GGGTGAAAAAAATTTTATGATGTACATATTTTTTTAACATTATCACAGTTATATTGTTATGGGTCTGGTATCAGCAAAATGATATCAGACTTTTAATTTGTTCTGCTTTGTTTGCAATAGCTGCTTCAATAGGATCTGTAGCTTTTAATATTTTTAGAGCTAGTAAACAAACTAAGACGAATCTTAATATCAGTGCTAGTGATAATATTGACACACTTATAAATGCTATCAAGAAAACAAATAAATAAAAACATAATCTAGGGCACGCGTGAAAAACATGCCCTGTTATGAAGAGAAAAGAGAATTTACGTTCTCTTTCACTTTTTATGAAAGGAGAAACAATGACTTATGGGTAAACTGGAACGAGACTTTCAACGTCAATTTAAAAAAGAACTTCAAAACAGATTTGAAGGATGTATTGTTACAAAGCTTGATTCAAGCTTGATTCAAGGAATTCCTGATCTTTTAGTTTTGTATAAAGATCGTTGGGCAGTTCTTGAAATGAAGAGAAGTGCTAATGCAACTCATAGACCAAATCAAGATTACTATGTTGGTCTTATGAATGATATGTCATTCTCACGATTTGTTTATCCTGAAAACAAGGATGAAGTTTTGGATGACTTGACTCGTTTCTTTCAGCCATAAGTACAAGGAGGTAACGCGATTTGAAATTTATATTTAACAATCATAATAACCTCAAAGGTTTACATGCTTATTTGGGAGCAAGTAAATATCACTGGCTAAATTATGATCCAGATAAGTTGGCTGCGACTTATCGAAATCATATGGCAAAAATGAGAGGAACAAGACTACATGAATTAGCAGCAGAATTGATTACTTTAGGAGTTAAACTTCCTAGGTCGAATAAAACTTTAAATATGTATGTGAATGATGCAATTGGATATCGAATGACTCCAGAACAGCTTTTATTTTATTCTGAAAACTGTTTTGGAACAGCTGATGCAATTTGTTTTAGAAACAATTTATTGCGTATTCACGATTTGAAAACTGGTGTTGGACCAACTCACATGGAGCAGCTATTAATTTATGCAGCTCTTTTTTGTTTGGAATACAATATCAAACCAGGTTCTATAGAATTCGAATTAAGAATTTATCAGAATGATGAAATCTTGGTTGCGAATCCAACAGCTGAAGATATTTTACCAATCATGGATAAAATTATTTCTTCAGATAACATTATTAAAAAAATAAGACAAGAGGAGGAGTAGGCTATGGGGTATGTAGACAAGCCATCAATAGAACAAGTGGCTTTCGAATACTTTGGTGAAGTAAATGATGAGTTTTTAGAGCACTATGGTATTAAAAGACGTTCTGGACGATATCCTTGGGGTAGTGGCGAAGATCCATATCAACATAGTGGCGATTTTCTTTCTCGTGTTGAACAGTATAAAAAGCAAGGCCTTAAAGATAACGAAATAGCTAAAGCTATGGGTATGACTTCTACTACTTATAGAGCTATGACTGGTATAGCAAATGATGAGAGACGAAGCTTATTAGTCGATAGAGCAAAGAGTTTAAGAGCTGATGGACTATCATTAAATGAAATAACCAAAGAGATGGGCTATAAAAATGATTCATCAGTTAGAGCTTTATTAAATGTTGATTCTGAAATAAGAATGAATCAAGCTAAAAACGCAGCCGATCTTATTCGAAAGAGTATCGAAGAAAAAGGAATGATTGACGTCGGTAAAGGTGTTGATATTCAGTTAGGTATCTCTAAAGAGAAATTGGATCAGGCTTTGCTAATGCTTGAAATCGAAGGATATCCTGTTTATGGAGGTCGTGTTGAACAGGCAACGAATTCTGGTAAGAAAACAACTATCAAAGTTATTTGCCCAAAAGGGACGGAGCATAAAGATATATTTAGTTATGATATTCATAGTATTGATGACTATGTATCTTACGATAAAGGAGAAACTTTTAAACCGTCTTTTGTCTATCCAAAAAGCATGGATTCCAAACGTTTAGCAATTCGTTATGCTGAAGATGGTGGAATTAAGAAAGATGGAATTATTGAAATTCGTAGAGGAGTTCCTGATTTATCTTTAGGCGAATCGCATTATGCTCAGGTTCGTATATTAGTTGATGGTAAAAAGTACATAAAAGGAATGGCCATATATTCTGACGATTTACCAGATGGTGTTGATGTTATGTTTAATACTAACAAAAGAAAAGATGTTCCTAAACTTGAAGTATTAAAAGACATTAAAACCGATGACCCAATGAATCCATTCGGTTCAACAATTAAAGAACATGGTGGACAACATTATTATAAAGATAAGAATGGTAAGGAACAGTTATCACTTATCAACAAGACTAGAGAAGAAGGAGATTGGCTCAAATGGAGCAATACTTTATCTTCTCAATTTTTATCTAAACAACCATTAAAATTAGCTAAGAAACAATTAGATTTGGCTAAAGAAGATAAACAAATGCAGTTTGAAGACATTATGGCTTTGAATAATCCAACTGTAAAGAGAAAGCTTCTTCTGGATTTTGCTGATGAATGTGACTCAGCTGCCGTTAAATTAAGAGGAGCTGCTTTACCTAGACAAAAGTATCATGTCATTATTCCTGTTACAACATTAAAAGATAATGAAGTATATGCGCCAAACTATAAGAATGGCGAAAAAGTTTGTTTAGTTCGTTATCCTCATGGTGGAACATTTGAAATACCAGAGCTTGTTGTAAACAATAAACATAAAGATGCTAGAAAAATCTTAGGTACCACAACAACTGACGCTATAGGAATTAATAGCCATGTTGCAGAAAGACTTTCGGGAGCTGATTTCGATGGCGATACTGTTATGGTTATACCACAAGGTAAAGGAGTTAAGATAAAAACAACTCCACCTTTGAAAGGTCTTGAAGGATTCGATCCAAAGCTTCAGTATGGAACAAAAAAAGTCGGAAACGATTACTACAATGAACGTGGTGAGAAGATTAAAACCATGTCTAAGAAATTAACTCAAACTGAAATGGGTAAAGTATCTAATTTAATTACTGACATGACATTAAAGAATGCTACTGAAGATGAATTAGCAAGAGCCGTTCGTCATTCAATGGTAGTTATCGATGCAGAAAAACATAAGTTGGACTATAGATCTAGTGCTAAAGACAATGCTATAGAAGAATTAAAAAAGAAATACCAAGAAGGTGGTGCTTCTACTATTATCTCTAGAGCTAAAGGTACTACTAGCGTTGATAAACGTCAAGGTTCTCCAACTATAGACCCTGAGACAGGAAAACTTAAATGGAAAACTACTGATGATTTATACTATGAGACTACTAAAGTCAATAAGAGAACCGGAGAGGTCACTACAACTACCAAAAAAAGACAGCAAAAGATTACAAATATGGATTATGTAGAAGATGCCTATGAGCTGGTGTCTAGAGCTAATACTCCAATGGAAAGATACTATGCTGAATATGCTAATTCAATGAAGAGACTAGCTAATGAGGCTCGTAAAGCCAGTCTAAATGTAGGAAAAGTCCAACGATCTTCTACTGCTGCAAAGACTTATGCTACTGAAGTTAAATCTTTAGATGAAAAGTTGATGAAGGCGGAGGCTAATAAACCTAGGGAGAGGATGGCACAAATTCAGACCACTCTTGAAGTGAATGCTAAGATTCAGGCTAATCCAGATATGGATAAGAGTGCTATCAAAAAAGCTAAACAACAGGCTCTTAGCAGACATAGAGAGGCCCTTGGAGCTAGGAGAGAGCCAGTAGAAGTCAGTGAAAAAGAGTGGGAAGCTATTCAGGCTGGTGCTATAAGCGACAATAAATTAACTAGAATTCTTAAGAATGCTGACATGGATGTAATTAAGCAGTATGCAACCCCTAAAACGTATACAACAATCACTCCGGCTAAGGCTAACAAGATTAAAGCCCTTAAAGCAAGTGGCTACACAACTGCTGAAATAGCAGAACGTTTAGGAGTTTCTACTTCAACAGTACAAAAGTATATGAATTGAAAGGAGTGAGCAATGAATGTCTCGAACAGTAATGTTAACAACTATTGACAATCCGTTTGATCCTTATACAGACTTTGACAATTGGTTAGCTTATGATACTGAAAAACACTACAATACTTGTGGTCTTTTGGCTAGAATTGCTAACACTTCTGATGCATTGTCTGATGAAGAAAACGTGATTGAAATTGAATCAGCAATTGATGACTTTCTTAGTCTTGATTTAACAAATACATTTAAGAAACTTGTTTATGATTAATGTTTTGTTTATCAACTAAAAAGTCTTTAAATGTTTTTAATAAAAGTTTATTAATGTTTATGTTTTATCATTATCATTCATTAATAAAAATTAATTTATTATTTAAGAGTTTGATTGAATAAATAAAATTATTTCTTTTGTCATATGTAAACAACTTTATTAATAAATTCTACTTACATTTATCTCTATTATAAACATGGAAATTTATTTATCAGTCATACCCTTGAATATATAGAAAGGCGTGGGGAGGGGTCTCAAACAAGTACACCCCCTCTCTCATCGCGCGCCTCTTCGATTTTTCTCCGGAGGATATTTTTGGAGAAACAATCCTATATTTTTACGACACTTTAAGCGGCCTACGAGACCTTTTCTGACATTAAAATTGATATTTAGACATTTTTGGTATTGTTCATGGTATATCCCCACAGATTTTGTTCTCAATTCCTCTCATAAGATTCAATCTAATGGACATTTATTAATGTTTGCCGTTTCTTTTGCTACTTAAAATCATTGTTTTTTTTATTCTATTTTCTAACTTGTTTTATTTTTTTAGATGTAACATTAATTTTGAAAGTTATCTCTGCATTACTCCTTTCATGCAAAGATAAAATATTTACAGCTTGTATGTGATCATCCTATTGATAAAAGTTATTTCCACACATGATTTAAGGTTTCGCAGTCCGCTTTAAGTGTCGTAAAAAGGTATTAATACTACCTTAAAAGTATAGAGAAAGGAGTAGCATGGTGGCTAAAAGTAATAAGCAAAGTTCTCAAAAGGAACCAAAAAGTTTTAGACCTGCTTTAACTCCTGAAGGTCAAGAAAACCGAATGATCTCTTTAGCTATGGATTTAGCTGAAAAACAGTTAAGAGACGGCACCGCCTCTGCTCAAGTCCAGGTTCACTTTCTGAAATTAGGTACTGAGAAAGCCCGATTGGAAAGAACCAAGCTTGAAAGAGAGATAGAGTTAATGAAGGCTAAACGAGAACAAATAGAATCAGCTCAACGTTCGGAAGAGTTATTCGAAAGAGCTATTGCCGCTATGAAACAGTATAGTGGTAATGGCACCGATGAAGAAATGGAGGATGACGAGTATGTATAGATGCTATTCAGAACTTATGAAACTCCAGACTTTTGAAGAACGTTTTAAGTATTTAAAAGTTAAAGGTTCAGGTGTTGGTAAAGACACTTTTGGTGCTCATAGATATTTGAACCAAGCTTTATATCAATCAAAAGAATGGAGAGATTTTAGAAGAAAGATTATTGTTCGTGATATGGGGTGCGACTTAGGTTGTGAAGGTCATGAAATTTACAAAGGCGCTATCATACATCACATCAACCCATTAACTATTGATGATGTGATTAATAGAAGCCCTAAGGTCTTTGATCCTGAGAATGTTATCACTGTGACACACAACACTCATCTGGCTATTCACTATAGTGACGAATCAATTCTTCTAACAGCTCCAAAAGAAAGAAAAAAGAATGATACTTGTCCTTGGCGACAGTAATTGAGAAGGGAGGATAAATATGAGTGATGCAACAAATGATAATGTTAACACTAATGAGAGTATATTGCTTTCTATTAAGAAACTGTTAGGAATAACTCCTGAGTATACTATCTTTGATACTGACATTATCATACATATTAACAGTGTATTCACAATTCTGAACCAATTAGGAATAGGACCTGACGAAGGTTATGTAATCACTGGTGCTAATGAAACTTGGGATGATTATGTTCCAAAAGAATCAAGAGTGAGGATTGAGTCTTTGAAAACATTCATCTATATTAAAGTGAAATTAGTATTTGATCCACCTCTAAGCTCTGTCGCTGTACAAAACCTAAAAGATACTGCCGCTGAATACGAATGGCGACTCACTAACTATGAGCGTAAAGATTCAGCTGCTCAAGAATAGGGGTGAAAATCAAAATGGAGAATTCACTATACCATCATGGTGTCAAAGGTATGAAGTGGGGCGTTCGTAGAACCCCAACTCAATTAGGACATAAAACAACTTCTAGTAAAAAGAAGAAAGTAGTTAGAGAAGTAAAAGTTCATGAAGACTACAAAAAAGCTCATTCAAAAAAATCTATAAAAGAAATGAGCGATCAAGAATTAAGAGAAAGACTTAATCGACTTCAGATGGAACAAAATTATAGAAAACTTGATACGAATACTGTTAAGAAAGGTAGATCATATATAAACTCAGCATTGAAAACAGCTAAAACGGTTGCTGAAATTACTGGAACCGGAATAGCAATATACAACAATATTGATAGAATCCGAAAGATAATGGGATAGATTTGAGGCGACAATTATGAATAGAAATTATTTATATCATCATGGTGTTAAAGGTATGAAATGGGGCGTTCGAAGATATCAAAATCAAGATGGATCTTTGACTGCTGCTGGGAAAAAGAAAGTTGCGAAAAAAGAAAGAAAAACTGCGAAAAAAGAAGTAAATAAATTAGCTAAATATGTATCTCGTAGTGGAGACGCTGGGTTATTAATATCTACAGCAACTTTATCTAAATTTAAACCTGAAAATTATGAAAAAGCTAGTCAATTATTGAATAGAGGAAATTTAACAGTTAAATCGAAAATCAAGAAGAACTATGATGATAAATCATTAGATGTTTATGTCTATGGTGAAAAAACACCAACAATTCGAGCTCGTTTGAAAAATGGAGAAGATTTTACTTTTGAGTTTTTAAACAAAGCAGATGCTGATAACTATAACAATTTTGTCGACTATTTCAATAAAAGAAATGGTTTCTAAAGTAAAGGTGACTTAAATTATGGCTTTGTCAAATACAGCCGTCCCAAAATATTACGGCTTATTTCGCGATGCCGTAATCAGAGGCGATATACCAGTTAATAAAGAGATCTCTATGGAGATGAATCGTATAGATGATCTTATAGCTAATCCTGGAATCTACTATGATGACCAAGCAGTAGAAGGATGGATAGCTTATTGTGAAAATGAAATGACTTTGACTGATGGATCGGACTTAAGATTACTCGATTCGTTTAAACTCTGGGGTGAGCAAATCTTTGGTTGGTATTACTTTGTAGAACGAAGTATTTATGAACCGAATCCAGATGGACATGGAGGAAGGTATGTTAAAAGGTCAATCAAGAAACGATTGATCAATAAACAATACTTAATAGTTGCACGTGGCGCTGCAAAATCCATGTATGCATCATGCATTCAAAGTTATTACCTTAATGTAGATACTTCTACAACTCATCAGATAACTACGGCACCTACAATGAAATTGGCGGAGGAAGTTATGTCCCCAATAGCTACTGCCATAACCAGAGCAAGAGGTCCATTGTTTCAATTCCTCACCGATGGATCTATTCACAATACGACTGGAAGCATGGCTACAAGACAATTGTTAGGTTCAACAAAGAAAGGTATTCAAAATTTCTTAACAGGATCTCTATTAGAAGTTAGACCTTTGAGTATTAACAAACTTCAAGGGTTGCGATGCAAAGTGGCAACTGTAGACGAATGGTTGTCTGGGGATCTGAGAGAAGATCCAATAGGGGCAATCGAGCAGGGAGCTTCCAAACTTGATGATTACTTGATTGTAGCTACAAGTTCTGAAGGTACCGTTCGTAATGGCAGTGGTGACACAATCAAAATGGAGTTAATGGATATTCTCAAAGGAGAATACATTAATCCTCATGTTTCTATTTGGTATTACAGACTCGATTCTATAGATGAAGTTGCGTATCCTGATATGTGGATTAAAGCTAATCCAAACTTGGGTAAGACTGTAACTTATGAAGTCTATCAGAACGATGTTGAAAGAGCTGAAAAAGCTCCGGCTGCTAGAAACGATATTTTAGCAAAACGTTTTGGTATACCATTAGAAGGTTATACTTACTTTTTTACTTATGAAGAAACCCTTCCAATGAAAAGAAAACGTGACTTTTGGCAGATGCCATGCTCAATGGGAGCAGACCTTTCACAAGGTGATGACTTCTGTGCATTTACATTTCTATTTCCATTATCAAATGGTTCTTTTGGTGTAAAAACTAGAAACTATATAACAACTAAAACTTTAATGGAGCTACCTACGGCAATGAGAGCAAAGTACGATACTTTTGTTGCTGAAGGTAGCTTAATTGTTTTAGAAGGAGTCGTTCTCAACATGATGGAAGTCTATGACGATTTAGACAATTACATCATGAACTTTCAGTATGATGTCCGCTCATTTGGGTATGACCCGTATGGAGCACAGGCATTTGTAGAAAGATGGGAAAGAGAGAACAGTCCTTATGGAGTTGTTAAAGTTATACAGGGTGCTAGAACTGAGTCAGTTCCTTTAGGAGAAATTAAAAAACTTTCAGAAGAGCGTATGCTTCTTTTTGATGAAGATCTTATGTCATTTGCTATGGGAAACTGTATAACTTTGGAAGATACAAATGGAAATAGAAAGTTATTTAAGAAGAGGCGTGAGCAAAAGATTGATGCGGTTGCCGCTCTATTGGATGCTTACGTTGCTTACAAAGAAAACATTGAATCGTTTGAGTAGGAGGGAATTTAACATGGCTTGTAAAGGTAAAGGCAAAAGCAAGAGTAAAGGAAAACGTAAGTAAGGAGGGAAATTCAAAATGGAGTTATCAATTTCATCTAGGTTAAAACATGCCTGGAATGCTTTCCAAATGAATAGAAACCCTACTTATACAAATAACTATTATGGTTCAAGTTCTTCAACAAGACCTGACCGAATGCGATTCAGTAGAGGTAATGAAAAATCTATAGTTACTTCTATTTATAATCGTATCGCTTTGGATGTTTCTCAGCTATCTTTTGAGCATGTCCAGTTGGATAAAGATGGAAGATACTCTGAAACGAAAACTACTGGACTTAATACTTGCTTGACATTAGAAGCAAACCTTGATCAAACATCACGTGCCTTCTTCCAAGATGCAGCGCTTTCAATGTTTGATGAAGGATCTATAGCATTAGTTCCAATTGATACAAATTTGGATCCCAACATAACAGGCGGTTATGATATTGAGTCAATTAGAGTTGGTCAAATTTTAACCTGGTATCCAAAACATATTAAGGTTCGTCTTTATAACGAACAGACCGGTATTAAGGAAGATCGAATCATTCCTAAAAGTATTGCTGCAATCATTGAGAATCCGTTCTATACGGTGATGAATCAATCAAACTCAACCATGCAGCGATTAATTAGAAAACTAAGTTTGCTAGACGCAATTGATGAACAAAGTGCATCTGGAAAATTAGATTTGATTATTCAGCTTCCTTATACAGTTAAATCAAACTTACGTAAACAACAAGCGGAAGAAAGACGAAAAGCTGTTGAAGATCAATTGTATGACAGTAAGTATGGTATTGCTTACATCGATTCAACTGAACGAGTTATTCAATTAAATCGTCCGGTTGAAAATAATTTGATGAGCCAAATTGAGTACCTGCAAAATCTCTTGTATAGCCAATTAGGGATTACTCAATCTATTCTAGATGGATCGGCAGATGATAAGACAATGCTCAATTATTATAATCGAATAGTTGAACCTATCGCTGCTGCTTTTGTTGATGAAATGAGAAGAAAGTTCCTAACTAAGACTGCCCGAACTCAAGGTCAGTCTATTATGTTCTTTAGAGATCCATTTAAGCTAGTTCCAGTCAACGAATTAGCTGAAATTTCAGATAAATTAACTCGTAATGAAATTGCTTCTTCGAATGAAATGAGACAAACAATTGGATGGAAACCATCTAAAGATCCGAAAGCCGATGAGTTGAGAAATAAGAATTTGAATCAACCCGAATCAGAGCTTCAAAAGGATCAGACGAGCCAAGATCTGAAAGGGATCGAAGATAAAGATAAGGAGGAAATTCAAAATGGATAAAAACAACTATGATTGTTCCGGTTGGGCTACGGTTAATGATGTCCTTTGTGCTGATGGAAGAACTATCCGTAGAGATGCTTTCAAAGCCAACAATGGACAAGTTGTTCCTGTAGTTTGGAATCACAAACATGGTGAAGTTTCCAATGTTCTAGGCCATGCTTTGTTGGAAAATCGACCTGAAGGTGTTTATACATATGTATCTTTTAACGATACAGTTGGCGGTCGTACAGCTAAGCAATTAGTTGAACATGGAGATATTAGAGCATTTTCCATCTTTGCAAATTCATTAAAGCAGAATGGAAATGATGTTATTCACGGTAATATTCGTGAAGTTAGTCTTGTTCTTGCGGGCGCAAACCCAAAAGCTTATATAGATAACGTAATAGCTCATGGACAAGAATCAGAAGAAGAAGCTTATATTCTTACAGCAATTGATACTGAAATTATTTGTCATGCTGAAGAACCTAAAGAATCATCTGAAAGTAAAAAGACAGAAAGCGATACTAAGAAAGATGAAACTGAAGGATCTAAAGATGAAGATAACGCAGTACAAGATCCACAAGAATTATTTGATTCTTTAACTGATGATCAAAAGACTCTTGTTTATGCATTAGTAGGAGCCGCTTTAGAAAGTGAAGATCCTGATGCAGAAGACAACACTGACAACTCAGAAGGAGGAAAAGAAGAAATGAAACACAACTTATTTGAAGAAGGTGCTGAAGTAGTGCAAGACAATTTTATCGCTCATTCTGATCAAATGGCGATTCTTGCTAATGCTAAAAATAAAGCAGTAGGTACTTTCAGAAACGCTTTAGAAGATTATGTTGCTTCTAAATCTATGAGCGATGATGGAGAACAATTGGCTCATGGTATTGATTCTATTGATACATTGTTCCCAGATTTCAAAGACATTAAACCAGGTGCCCCAGATATTATTTCTAGAGACCAAACTTGGATTACTGCTGTAATGCAGAAAGTTGGTAAAACACCATTCAGCCGTATCAGAACTCGTCAAGCTGATATTCGTGATAAACAAATTAGAGGTCGTGGATATACAAAAACTAAACAAAAGAAAGATATGGCAAATATTAAATTGTTAAAGAGAACTACTGACCCACAAACAGTTTATGTTAAAGACAAATTAGACAGAGATGACATTGTTGATATCGTTGATTTCGATGTAGTTGAATACTTATATGGAATCATGAGAATGAATCTTAACGAAGAGTTAGCAATGGCTATCATGGTTGGCGATGGACGTGAAGAAGGAGACGAAGATAAAATCGACGAAACTCACATTAGACCAATCTGGAAAGATGATGACTTGTATACTATTCATACTGATGTTGATATTGCCGGTATGAAGAAATCATTACAAGGAACTAATACTTCTGCTAACTTCGGTGATAACTATGTTTATGCAGAAGCTATTATTCAATCAGCGTTATATGCTCGTGAACAATACAAAGGAAGCGGAAGTTTAGATTTCTATTGTGCTCCACATGTATTAAATATGATGTTATTAGCTCGTGACTTAAATGGTCGTAGAATTTATGATTCTGTTTCCGACTTAGCTACGGCTTTAAATGTTAACTCTATCCAGACTGCTGAACAATTTGATGGTTTAGTAAGAGAAGCTGCCGGATCTAAAAAGAAGAAATTATTAGGTTTATTTGTAAACTTAGCAGATTACAATGTTGGTGCTACTAAAGGTGGAGAAATCACTAGATTTAACCAATTCGACATTGACTTCAACCAAGAAAAATACTTGATTGAAACTCGTGTATCAGGAGCATTAACTAGACCTTATTCAGCTATCGCTTTGGAAGAAGATGTAACTGAAACTTTTTAGTAGACACCCTCGTTTCTCCTGTTGATGAGGGTGTTGATCTTTTAGGTAAGAATGCCGAAGATTTACAAACAGGTGTTAAAGTGCTTTCTAATAATCGTATAGTAGGTACATTAAAATATGTAACTGGTTATACAGGATTCAGTTCTGTTTCTGAAGAACAATCTGGAAATTATTTAGCACTTAAGTTCGATACTAATGTTGAAGAACCGGATTCTATTACTGTTGAACTTGTTGGAGGAACTAAAGGTCCTGTCGAATTAGATGAAGACCGTATGTTTGTTGGTAGAATTAAAGATAAGACTATTAAAACTATCAAAGTTGTAACAACTGTTGATGAACAAGAGTATGTTGAAAACTATGACATCTCAAGATTAGTCTTAACTCCAGTTAGTGAATAAGGAGAAATTCAAAATGGCGAAATATTATGGAACTGTTGGGTTTGCTGAAACTCAATTAGATGACTATGGTGTATGGAAAGAAACTATAGTTGAGAAATCGTATTATGGAGAACTTGTTAATCCTATGTATGGTAAGCATGTCGCAACTCAAGAGTTGAATGACAATGTGATTATCTCGAATGTTATAAGCATCCTAGCAGATCCATACGCTAATGAGCATTTCTCCACAATACGTTATTTAGAATACATGGGTGTAAAGTGGAAAGTTACAAGCGTTGAAGTATCATTTCCTAGACTTATATTAACAACTGGAGAAGTCTATAATGCCGATATTTAATAGAGAAACTTTGCATAAGATTCTTAAAGAAATTATCGGAAATGATAATGTATATTTTCAACCACCTGAATCTGCTAAACTAAAATACCCATGTATCATATATTCTAGAGATGACATTCTTAATGAATATGGAAACAACACAGTATACAACCAATATTGTGCTTTTTTAATTACTGTCATTGATTACGATCCTGATAGTGAAATTGTTCGTAAGATTTCACAGTTACCTATGTGTAATTTTGATAGACATTTCACTTCTGATGGTCTTAATCATGACACCTTTACACTTTATATTTAAAAGGAGGATTTTAAAATGCTATTAAAATGGGATCAAACTGGTGAACGTTTGTACGAAACTGGTATTGATAGAGGTGTTATCTATCCTCAATCAGAAGCAGGTGATTACCCAATGGGTGAAGCATGGAATGGGTTAACTTCTGTTACTGAAAGCCCTTCTGGTGCTGAGCCTACTGCTTTGTATGCTAACAATGGTAAGTATGTTAACTTGATTTCAGCAGAAGAATTTGCTGCAACAATTGGTGCTTATACTTTTCCTGATGCATTTGCCGCATGTAATGGTTTAATGGAATTAGCGCCAGGTGTATTTGCTGGACAACAAACTCGTACACCATTTGGAATGACTTATAGATCATTGATTGGTAACGATATTCAGAAAGAAGCATATGGATACAAATTGCATTTCATTTATGGTGCATCAGCAGCTCCATCTGAATCTGCTTATAATACTATCAATGATTCACCAGAAGCTTCTGAAATGTCTTGGGAAGTATCTACAACACCTGTAGATGTTCCTGGTGGAAAACCATCTGCTACAATTGTCGTTGATTCTACAAAAGCAACACCAGCGCAACTAAAGGCATTAGAAGATATTATCTATGGTAAAGATTATGAAAGATTAGCTACTGAACCGGGTGATTGGTCTGATAATTATACTAATTACTTCACTAAAGAAGGAAATGAATATAAACCAGTTACTGGTTCTGGTGTGGCCCCAACTTTTAATGAAGGAACTTATTACTCAGATAAAGTTGATGCAAGATTACCTTTACCAACTGAAATTGCAACTATCATGGCTTCTGAAGACTAAGCTTGATTGTATAAAAAATTATTTTGGAGGAAAGAAGACTTGTTATATACAATGAGTCTTCTTTTTTTTATTGTCAAAAACTGAAAGGAGAACTTAATTATGTTAAAAATTACTGAAACTTATGTTGATTTCAATGGTGTAGAAAGAAAAGAGGATTTTTATTTCAATCTTACTCAGGCAGAACTTATGGATATGGAACTTGGGTTGGATGAAAGTATGATTGGGAGCATGTCAAGTGTTCTAAAGAAAATCGTCGCTGCTAAAGATACAAGATCAATCATGAAAATCTTTAAACAGCTTGTTTCTAAAGCATACGGTGTGAAAACTGAAGATGGTAAACGTTTCGTTAAAAATGATGAAGTGAGAGCTGCTTTCGAACAACACCCTGCATACTCACAAATTTACATGAGATTAGCTACTAATGATAAAGAAGCATCAGATTTTGTTCTTGGAATTCTTCCAAAAGATATTTCTGAGAAAGTGCAAAAAGAAGATTTGAAAGCTTTCATGGATAATGATCAAAAAGCTATTGAACAAAACTAAAGAAGGATGACTTATGCTTGAACTTGTTATACCGGCTCAGGAAACATTTAATGATGCAACTCAAACTTTTGATTATACAAAAGAAGTAACGTTGCAATTAGAGCATTCTTTAATTTCAATTTCAAAATGGGAAGCTAGATGGCACACCCCATTCCTAGATGGTAAACCGAAAACTACTGAACAGCAGATAGATTATATACGATGTATGACACTAAATAGGCACATCGATTCAAAAGTCTATGGGTTCCTTACTCAAGAGAATCTACAAGCTATTTTTAACTATATAGAAAACCCGATGACTGCTACTACATTTAAAAAATTACCACATCAGAGAAAGACCGGAGAAATTCAAACATCCGAAACTATTTATTATGCAATGATCGCATGTCAAATACCATTTGAGTGTCAGCGCTGGCATTTGAATAGATTACTCACTTTAATAGAGGTTTGCGGCCGTAAGAATGCACCTAAAAAGAAGATGAGTAGTAAAGAAATTATGTCACAACAGGTAGCTTTAAATGCTGCTCGTAGAAAAAAATTAAACTCTAAAGGTTAGGAGGAATTTTATTATGGATTTAAGAAAGTGTCTTTTAACTAAAAATAACTGCTATAAAGCAGGTAAGAAAATCACAGTAAAAGGGATTATGTGGCATTCAACAGGAGCTAATAATCCTAATTTAAAACGTTATGTTCAACCTGATGATGGAAAATTAGGAGATAATCCAAATAACAATGATTGGAATAGAGCTCTTCCAGACGGAAGAGAAGTTTGTGTTCATGCATTTATTGGAAAAGATAAGAATGGTAAAGTATGTACTTATCAAACATTGCCTTGGAATTATCGTGGATGGCATTGTGGAGGAAGTGGAAATGACAAATACATTGGATTTGAGATTTGTGAAGATGACTTAAAAAATAAAGATTATTTTAATGCTGTATACAAAGAGGCTGTCGAATTGACAGCTTTTTTATGTAAAGAAAATGGACTAAATCCTAAAGGAGAAAACGTCATTATCTGTCATCAAGATGGTTATAAATTAGGAATTGCTTCAAATCATAGCGATGTTTACCATTGGTTTAATAAGTTCGGTAAAGACATGGACGATGTAAGAAATGATGTAGCAAAAGCTATGGGTCAGACTTCATCTTCTAGCACAGCATCTAAGCCTTCAACTTCTACTTCTTCATCAAGCTATTATAAAGCATTTAACAGCACTTCTATCGTTGATGGCTTGAAATCTATTGGTGTTGACTCATCAATGGCCAATCGTAAGAAGATTGCCGCTGCTAATGGAATCTCTAATTACTCAGGAGATTATGATGACAATGTCAAACTTCTTGAATTGGCCAAGAAAGGTAAGTTGAAGAAACCTGGAAGTTCCACTTCTACAACTACTAAACCTACAACTTCATCTACACAATATTATAAAAAGTTCAAATCAACTTCTATCGTTGATGGATTGAAATCTATTGGCGTTGATTCTTCCATGAGTAATCGTAAGAAGATTGCTAAAGCCAACGGTATTTCTAATTATGATGGAGATTATTCAGATAATGTTTATCTATTAGAGCTGGCTTCACAAGGTAAGTTGAAGAAAGCTTAATTTTTTTTTGAGGAAATTCACATGATTACTTTTAAATCAAGAGGGAATTGGGATCTCACAACTCGTTTCTTGGAAAGAGCTAAAAAAGGAATCAATATCAGATCTCTTGATAAGTACGGTAGACAAGGGGTTGCTGCTTTACGTTCGGCAACTCCTGTTGATACCGGATTGACTTCTCAATCTTGGTATTACCAAACCACTCAAAAGAAAGGACTTGTTGAAATCGTCTTTCTTAATTCAAATGTTCAAAATGGAATTCCAATTGCTATTATTCTGCAATATGGTCATGGAACAAGAAATGGAGGATATGTTCAAGGACGTGATTATATCAATCCTGCAATCCAACCTATCTTTGACAAAATTGTAGAAGATGCTTGGAGGGAGGTGACTAGAGGATGAGTAAAACAATTGATGAAAGAGTCGTCTCCATGCAGTTTGACAATCGAAATTTTGAGAATAATGTCAAAACTACAATCGGAACTCTAGATCGTTTAAAAGAAAAATTAAAATTTCCAGGAGCTACAAAAAGCCTCGACAATATATCTACAGCAGCCAATAAAGTTAATTTAAGTGGGATAAGTAGTGCTGTGGATACTGTACAAGCTAGATTCTCAGCTTTAAGTGTTGTGGGGGTAACCGCTTTGGCGAATATTGCAAACCAAGCAGTTAATACAGGTAAACAGTTACTTTCTTCATTTACTATTGATCCTATTACATCTGGTTTTCAAGAATATGAAACACAGTTAAACTCAGTTCAAACAATTTTAGCAAATACTCAACATAAAGGATCTACGTTGAATGAAGTAAATGCAGCTTTAGATGAATTAAATACTTATGCTGACCAAACAATTTACAACTTTACTGAAATGACGCGAAATATCGGTACGTTTACAGCAGCAGGTGTGGATTTGGAAAAATCAGTAACTTCAATTAAAGGTATTGCGAATTTAGCAGCAGTATCTGGTTCAAATGCTCAACAAGCCTCAACGGCTATGTATCAACTTTCACAAGCTTTAGCGGCTGGTAAAGTAAGTTTGATGGACTGGAATTCAGTTGTTAATGCCGGTATGGGCGGAGAAGTATTCCAAAATGCATTAAAACGAACTGCCGAGAATTTTGGTTACAATGTTGATGGAATGATTAAAAAGTATGGTTCATTTAGAGAATCACTAACAGAAGGTGGCTGGTTAACCGCTGAAGTTTTAACCGAAACATTAACTCAATTATCTGGAGCTTATACCGAAGCTGATTTGATAGCTCAAGGCTATACTAAGAAGCAAGCACAAGAAATTGTTCAATTAGCTGAAACAGCAAAAGCTGCTGCGACAGAAGTTAAAACATTTACTCAGTTGATAGATACTGTTAAAGAAGCTATTGGCTCAGGATGGGCACAAACTTGGGAAATTATTTTTGGAGATTTTGGAGAATCTAAAGAATTATTTTCGGGGATTAGTAATGCTATAGGTGAAATGGTTTCAGCTTCTTCTGAAGCTAGAAATAAAATGCTCACTGAAGGATTATCAACAGGATGGAAACAATTATTAGCACAAGGTATTGGAGATGAAGAAGGTTTTAAAGAATCAATAAAATCTGTCGCTAAAGAACATAAAATATCAGTTGATCAAATGATAAAAGATACTGGATCATTCGAAGCATCATTAAAAAAAGGTTGGTTAACAGGTGATATATTGACCGAGTCATTAGATAAAATGACTAAAAAGATTTCCGGAATGTCCGAAAAGCAATTAAAAGCTGCCGGGTATACCACAGAACAAGTTAATGAATTAAAGAAACTGAATGAAGCTGTTAAAAAAGGTACTGTTGATATGGATGAGTTCGCCCAGAAATTAAAAATGGACTCAGGTAGAGAAAATTTAATTCAAGGTGCTATGAATATAGTTAAAACTCTAGGGGATGCTATCGCTCCAATTCGAGAAGCATTTAGAGATATTTTTCCGGCTACTACAGGAGATCAATTATATGCTTTTACTGAAAGATTTGAAGAACTTACTGAAAAATTCACTATAAGTGCTGAAACTGCTGATAAAATTAAAAGAACTTTTAGTGGATTATTTTCAATATTTGATTTATTAGGAAAAGCTATAAAAACAGTATTAACTCCTCTTACATCATTTGTAGGATCTGGCGGTGCTGGTGGAGTATTAGATATTATACTTAGTATCACTGCTGCTATAGGTGATTTCTTTACTACTATTAATAATAGCACTGGAGTTGGAAATTTCTTCTCAGGATTATCAAGTGGATTATCGACAGCGGCGTCAGGATTTTCAACATTCATTAATGCTATCGCTAGTGGAATAGGTGGGTTTGAAGGAATCTTATCTACCTTAGAAAATGGAATCTCTTACATAGCAGGTTTGATAGGAGATGCGTTTACGTGGATAACTGATAATATTTCCGGTGGAGATATAGCCGCAGGTTTAGCGGGCGGTGGCTTATTCTTACTTCTTAAAAAGTTTGCAAGTCTTATTGGAAAAGTTAAAGATGTTATTGAGAATCTCTTTGGTAAAGATAGTGATGTATCAAGTATGGTTGATAATTTTTCATCCTTGCTTGAAGGAGTTCATGACTCATTAGATGCTTTCACTTCCGGTATAAAAGTTGCTTCATTAGTCGGTATAGCAACTGCTATTGGAATTTTATCGGCATCCTTAAAAACTATATCCGAGATTGATTCTGAAAATGTGGTAGGTTCATTAATAACAATGGGTCTTATGTTTACAGGCCTTAGTTTAAGTTTCAAATCAATTACTAAAACTCTATCTAGATTTAATTCTAAAGGCGTTGTTAAATCCAGCATCGCTCTTATAGGCATGGCTGCCGCTTTAAATATTATGGCTAATGCTATCAAGAAAATTGCAGATCTTGAAATGGATCAAATAGGTAGAAGTCTTTTAGCGTTAGGAGTGGGACTTGCCGAATTAACTATAGGTATGCGTTTTATGGGGAAAGCAACGGGTTCTATTAAGAATGCGGCTGCCCTTATGATACTAGCTAAAGCTTGTGATGATTTAGGAGAAGCATTAAAGATTTTTGCTGAATTATCATGGGATGAGATTGGTAAGGGTCTTGCTTCTATGGGCGGAGCTTTATTAGAGTTATCAGCATCATTAGCTATACTAAATAAAACAGGTGGATTTAAATCACTATTAAGTTCTGCTGGACTATTTATAGCAGTTCAATCTCTTAATGATATATCAGAAAGTTTAAAGAAATTATCAGAGTTATCTTGGGATGATATAGGAAGAGGTCTGACTGCTATGGGAGGAGCTTTACTAGAATTTACAGTGATTCTTGGGATTCTTAGTAAGGTTAGTGGATTTGGAACAATTTTAGCTGGAACTGGATTACTTATAGCTGTCCAATCATTAGATATTATAGCAGAAAGTCTTAAAAAGTTAGGTTCTTTATCTTGGGATGAAATAGGTAAAGGTTTGTCTGCAATGGGTGGAGCCTTATTAGAACTCGCTAGTATTTCAGGAACTTTAGGTAAAATCACAGGATTCTCTGGTCTTTTAGGATCGACTTCTATATTAATAGCAGTTCAATCTTTAGATGCTATTTCGGTAAGTCTTTCCAAATTAGGCTCTCTTTCATGGGGTGAGATAGGAAAAGGATTGGCTGCTATGGGCGGTGCTTTATTAGAACTCGCTGTTATCTCAGGTGCAACAGGATCTTTAGCTGGTATAGCGGGACTTGTGGGTGCCGGTACTATTACTCTAGCAGTTCAAGGACTTAATCAACTTGCCGATGGTCTGATTAAATTTGGAACTATGTCATGGGATGAGATTGGTAGAGGTCTGACTGCTATGGGCGGAGCTTTACTTGAAGTCTCAGCTGGAAGTGCTCTTGCAGGATTAACAGGTATTGCTGGATTGGTTGGAGCAGGCACTATTACTCTAGCTGTTCAAGGACTTAATCAACTTGCTGATGCTTTAATTAAATTTGGAAGTATGTCATGGGACGAAATAGGAAGAGGTCTGGCTGCTATGGGAGCTGCTATGGGCGAAACAGCAATTGGTGGCTTGATTAATACCTTATCCGGATTTGGAGCGGATGCTATTGCTAAAATAGCAGAGCCTTTAGGTAATTTAGCTGATTCAGTACGCAAATGGACTAATGTTAAAGTCCCTGATGGTTTGGGTAATCAGCTTTCAGCTTTAGCACCAGGAATTCAAGCATTTACTTTTTCTGGATGGGGAGCAGATGCTATTGCTGCGGTAGCTGATCCTTTAGGCATTTTGGCAGATTCTGTTATGAAATGGACTAATGTAGTAGTTCCTGACGGTTTGGGTGATCAACTTAAATCATTAGCCCCTGGCATCAGTGCATTCAACTTTTCTGGATGGGGAGCAGATGCTATTGCTGCTGTGGCTACACCGCTAGGAACACTAGCAAATTCTGTTAAAGCTTGGAGTACGGTAGTTGTCCCCGAAAATATGAAAGAAATGTTGCAAGGTTTAGCTTCAGGCGTTAAAGCATTTAATTTCTCAGGTTGGGCCGCGAATGATATTTCGGATATCGTTCAACCATTAAAAGATTTAGCCGGAGCTATAAAAGCATGGAGTGGCATCGTCATACCTGAAAATATGGGTGGTAAATTATCAAGTCTTGCCTCAGGATTAAAGGCATTCGACCGTAGTTTCTTTGAAGGAGATTATGATATTTCCAAAGCTATAGGTCCAATTAAAGATTTGGCAGGTGCGATGAAAGCTTGGAATGGAGTTACTGTTAATTTAGCTATGGGGGTCGGTTTATCAAGCTTTGCTAATGGATTAAATACATTTAATTCAATTGATCCATCTAAAATAACAAGTGCTTGTAATGCTATTCGTAATATAGGGCAAGCTGCAATAGATATTTCCGGAATAGATTTTATGTCTATTGCGGCTAACGTTAACTCGTTTATTAAGTCCATTAGTAATCTTAAAGTTTCTACAGACTCATTCAAAAATATGGGAACTACTTTAGTTAATAGTTTGGTGAATGCTATAAATAGTAGTGGTTATAGAGCTCAGGCAGCCGGTGCGAGC